CGAGATACTCGTGCGTGATGATTGACATCCCTCCAAAGCATCCTTTCCACGCGTCCTTTTGATCATAGAACTCTATCAACTCGTCGCTGTTTTTCAACACACGAAGCATCGGCTTCTCTTCGTCTGGGCAATCCCAGTGATGTTCAAAACTCCATAGGATCTTGTACTTGTCAATGTTCCCATCTATGGGTGAGTTGAGAAAAGCCGAATCATGGAGGATACATGCAGTGTCAAATGGCTTGTGTTTCAGAAAATAGTAATACGGCAAAAGTTCTCCTCGCTGCGGAAATTCGCTCCTCAGCACGGTCACATTGTGCATAAGATTCTCATCTTCTTCGCGAATGAAAGATTGGTCAGAGTTATCGTCTATAATCAAAATAGGATTGTCTCGGTAGAACTTGCGAATACTTGCGTATGCGATCTTCCAGTATGTGTTTGTGACTTCGCTTGTCACGTGGCGGAGGATGATAAATCCGAGTGACCCCATTACATACTCGCAGAGCGAATCAAACCAAAAAAATAACAATCAACTCGGAGATCCGAAGTGATTGTTATTGTATTCTGTTTTTTTATGTATTTAGTAGAACACTTTACGCGACGATGGGCTTCACGAAGTGGACCTTCAGGAATCGCTGGAGGTTGAGGTAGGTGACCTCCGTCTTGTCGTCCACGCGCAGCAGCTTGGCCAGCGCAGCGTTGGGAAGAATCCGGCGCTTGAAGGAGGGATCAAAGCAGCTGTGGGACTTGACGTAGTCGGAGATAAACTTGGTGACCTCGGTCTGGGATCGCTTGGAACCGGCTGCGACTCCCATGAACTTGCAGAGCTCCTCGGTAAGGGGCTTCTGCTTAAGAAAAGCATTGTTCGCACGGCGAGCCTCCCAGACAGCGCGCGCCTCGGGGGAGAGCGTCGCGGGGTCAACCTTCCGCTTCTTCTTGGAGTCGCGAGCCTCCTTCTTGGCTGCCTTGGCCGCCTCCTGGACACCCTTGACCGCATCGCGCACGCGGGTCGTGAACTCCGTGGAGAGCGCCTTGAGCTGCTCCGTCAGCGTCGCGAGGAGAGCATCGGAGCTCGCAGCGGGCGCAGCGGCCGTCGTCGTCGCAACCGTGGGCACAACGATCTCGGCCTTGGAGACCGACACCTTCTCAACCTTGGCCTTGGGGGCCTTGGCCGCCTTCACAGCGGGGGTGGCGACAGCGGGCGCAGCGGCCACGGGCTCGGCCGTCTTCTTCGTAGAGGTCTTCTTGTCAGCGGGCATCTTGTTTGTCTTGGGGACAGAAGGAGTAGAGGACATTTTTAACGCGGTTGATATACTTCTTACCAACCGCGGTCATGTAAATACCTTACACGGGAGCCGCGGGGGTAGGGTATGTTCAAGTTTATATATATCTTCCCCCTCCAGGCGATGCTTACCCATTTCACCCTCTCGGCGACCACTTCCTTCTATCCGCGTTTCACATTGACAGAAAAATGTGAGTGGCTGGCCTGGACGAACACTGTGATTTTCCAGACAAGCTTTACGATCGCAAACTTGTATGGCACCAACCCATTCGTGCTGGGACAATACTTCACGATCTATGTTATCAATGACACCCTCCACCTTCTCCTCTACAATCGCGACCCGCTCATGTACATCCACCACGTGCTCTCGTTCATACTTGCGGTCTCTCAACGATGGATGTCGTACGACAACGCCTATGCAATGACCCAATCGGGTGCATTCTTGGAAGCATCAAACATATTGCTTGGAACGACGTGGCTTCTCAACAAGGCTGGATACGGAAAAACACTTGCGGCGAAGATCCTCGGTGCCATATCCTTCTTGGTATACGCAACACTTCGGAACGTGATGTTCCCCAGGTATATCATATACTTCGCCCCCAAAGAGGTTGGCACTGTGATGTTCATGTTGTTCATGCCCCTGAACCTCTACTGGACTTGGAAGATTGCCCGATTCATTCGTCGGACAAATCTGGGTTCAACACCGATACAGAGCAGACAAAACAGAGAAGGCCATCGCATAGGGATCCTTGTGGAGAAACAGCAACCATTTCAGAGTATAAACCGAATGTAAAATGTATTGGTTTGGTGGCATATGACGAGCTGCCTCACCGGCCCGGGCACATAAGCGTATTGCCTTTTCACGGAAAGGATCGCTCGGCCGAAAAACAGTTTCAATATCACGACCGAGCAGCAGAAACGCTGTCGTGTACTCGGCCTTTCTAAATTCCATAAAGGCATCGGGTCTAACATCAACGAACCCATTGTCGGCAAAGAGTTGGCAAATCGTAACAAGCCGTCCACAAAGACGTTGTTCGTAGACAGCGCTTTCTTCGGGTTGTGGTTCGCGATGTCTTCCACGGAACCCCCACAACGCCCGAAGTCTCTTTCGGGTATCGGCGTCCAGCGGCTGCTTGGTATACGGATTTGTTATCTGGAGCGCCTGAGTGGACCATGCCCAGATAGACGAAAATGAAAACCACCAAACTTTGCCATTCTCTTCAAACGCAAAGTAGTCCATAGGATGTTGCCTCTCCTTCTCGTTTCCACTTACAAGTTCTTCATCGTTCACAAGGTTCTTCCGTGACAAGACGCCCGGACCTGCCAATCCCAATCGCTTGCGAACAATCCATCCACGGACACATGCTTGAATTTTGGGAAGACCGACGGCCCGGGTATTGTTTACGGCGACCCATAGAAGGGGAGTTCGCATTCTCGCGTGACGACCACATAGAGTATGTGATCTCATCGCCTGCGCCGGACAGGGATCCGACGACCCCTTTCGCTTCACAGCAGCACATTGCATTCTATTGTCTTGTAGTGGCACTTGAAAACTGAAAACATGCGGTCAAAACGGATTCGCGTTCCAGCAGACCATGAGTAGCACAATCCCACAATCGTTCAATATGGCCACCAATGCAATTATCTCTTCTTCCAACTTGGACATCAGCAAGATCTCGTTCGGCGACATCCGTCTCAATAAGGCGGGAGGCAAGTCAGTTCCTATCAAGTACAATGGTCAGTCTCTTCAGATCCGACTTGAGAAGGCAATGTATCCGATGGGTGTGAACGTTCGGGAGTCAGAGAACGGCACCAACTACACGATGAGCCTGACGCTGAAGGGCTGTGATCCGTATGCCAAGGAGAAGGCTGGCCCTGAGGCTGGCTCCCTGGGCACTCTCTACAACTTCCTAGGCGATCTTCAGAACAAGCTTCTGGACACGGCCGAGACGAGCAGTGTCAAGTGGTTCGGCAAGGCTCGCACGCGACCTGTGCTTGAGGACACGATGAAGCAGTTCATCAGTCCCAGCGTTGAGAAGGTCGGTGGCGAGTGGGTTCCGTCTGGCAAGTATCCTCCCAGCCTGCGCATGAAGGTTCCTGTGTACGATGGCCGCGTCGCAATGGATGTGACTGACAGCGCTGGCAAGGCTGTCGCAGTGGACACGGACAACATCGCGAACGTCTTCCCGAAGCGTGTGGAGGCAAGCATCGTGGTCAGTCCCGGCATCTACGTGTCGGGTCAGGGCTGGGGTGTTACGTGGCGTGTGAGCTATGCTCGCGTCACGCCTCCTACACGCACGACGGCAGCCGATGTCTTCAAGGACGAGATTGAGCAGGAGCTCAAGGCTGGTCCTGCGGCGACTCAGCAGGTGACGGACTATGATCAGCAGGATGAGACTCCCGAGGAGGAGGAGGTGTCTGTTCCGTTTGTGGAGACGCCGACTGCGCCGACGCCTGCGCCGGTTCCTGCGAAGACCAATCGCCGCCGTGTGGCTGTGGCGTAAGCAGTGACCAAACGCGAGACGAAGTAGAACAAGAAAAAACGACGAGATCATCGTCAACAAAAAACACTTTTTCCTTTACCGGAAAGTCAAGCGGTGTTGCGATCGTCACACATCCTCGCTTGGCTTCCAGAGACTTGCGACCACACTCTTGACATGTATGAACCACAGGCATATCGGCCAGCATGCTAGGAGTCACAATACGGACAGGACCGTTCAGACATTGCTCTAGGACCTTGTGAGGCGTTGACCACTGCTCATTTATGAACCGATCAAACACATGGCGTGGTAGGTGGGACCACAGATCGTTTGTTTCCTCCCATCCGTCCTCCTGGAGGAAGGTTCCGAACTCGGTGTCGTGAAACCAAAGAATATGAAATCTGGCATGGTCCTTCAGATCGTGCTCTACACATCCAACCCTCTCCAGGTTATCGTCATACAACCAATGCACATTTGCGTGCGTGTATCGTGGATCACGTGTTCCCCGATATACTTCGCGTCCGTCCATGTCCCAGGTGTCCGCCATGGCATCTAGGTCATTCTCCGTGATACCGGATCCAACATCCTTGTACACGAACCCAGGCTTGATTTTTGATAGCATTGTTGTTCAACGAGGTTATGCGAATGAGACCGAAACGCGCACATCATGGCGACATACCGTCTTGGTGGCAGAACGTGAGAGCTCGTGGCGCTTCTTGCGTGTTCCATCGGCTGTCTGGATCACAGTAGAACACTCGTCCATGTCCTTCTGGATATCGTCAAAGTTTGCCTCTAGGTAATCCAGCACATCATCCTGGATGGCCCACTCAAAGAAACTGAGCTGACCAACGGTGGTGTTCATCTCCATGAACTGGATCCGCTTCCATCGGCAGAAGGGATCAAACATCTTTTTGCTGTATGCCTTGAGGTGTGACTTGTAGGCAAGATACACAATGACGTGGCGACCCGACTTGGTCATGTAGGAAATATTGTGCTTCTTCGCATAGTTGGTCACGAGCCAATCAATCAGACGTAGACTGACACGAGACTCTCCGGTAATGATCTGCTTGACCCTCTCCAAAGTGGTTTGATTGCCATAGAATGTTGAGAGTCTGTGAAGCACGAGCTGCTCTTTGCTTTGAATCTCCATGGTAAGTTTGCGTTCGCTCATTGAAAATGGGTTAGATGTTGTTTTATAAGACTAGGAAATGGAACCTATCATATTCACTGACGAAGCCATGAAGGCGCACATTGCGGCAGGGCTCAAACAGATGGAAGACGAGCGAATCAAAGTTGGATTAGAACTGTATACTGGCGAAGTTGGCGCATTCTATTCAAGTGATACAGGAGCCGAATTGAGTGCGTTAGACAACCATGAGGAGGAGTTCAAGGAGATGATTAATGACATGTTTGAGAAACTTCCGGCGGAGAAGAAGCTTCTGGAGGGTACCATAGTTCCAGAGTATAATCCTATTATTCAAAACGGGTTTTCAAATGGCGAGCCAACAATAGACCAATGGAAGAGCGTCTCACCGAGTGGTTGCTTGACAACCGGCCCTATACTCACCTCTCTAGACGGATCAAGCAATTCTGCTTGTATTGCCATGCCCTTAGTCCCGAGCTGCCCTATGGAGTCATCCGACGAGCAGTCTGTCCAATCGTCGGGCGACTCATGCTCGGAGAACTTGGACGACTGTGGCAACGGGACCGGTGTTACGAACGAGTCCTCCGAATGTACGGTGCCAATGATCAGCGAACAGACGGATGGCACGCAAAACGAGGTGAAATGGTCACCGCCTCTGAAGTCTATGGTGTCTTCGGATCCGACTCTGCCCGGCGAGAGGTTATGATGCGAAAGTTAGAACCGCGTCCTCCTGGCGAAGGGCCAGGGATCCCTGCACTGCTGTGGGGCACGCGATTTGAGCCAGTTGCCAAAAAGATCTACGAGGAACGGACCAAGTGTACTATTACGGACGTGTCGTGTGTCCAGCATCCTATCCACAAGTTTCTAGGAGCATCACCTGACGGCCTGATTGTATGTGAGGACCAGAAGAGATACGGCCGATTGGTAGAGTTCAAGTGTCCGATTAGTCGAATTGAGAAGCCAGAGATTCCTCCCGGATACGTGCACCAAATGCAGATGCAAATGGAATGTACGGGGATTGATGAGTGTGAGTATGTTGAGTTCCGATTCAAGCAGGTCAACTACTCGGAGTGGACAAAGACGGACAAGCCCAAGGGAGCCTTTACGGTCTACGAGAGTGGCAAGGTGGTTTACGACGTTGAGATCTACGAAGATGACACGCAGGTGATCTACTGGATTCTCAACGGTATCAAGGAGGACTTTGTGCCGAAGGATCCGAACTGGTTGCCGAACCATCTGGAGGGCCTGCGGTCGTTCTGGAATGAAGTTCTGGAACATCGCAAGAATGGCACGAAGCCAGAGGAGAAGAAGGTGGCTGTAATTAGCATGGACATATAGATTTAAACGGTACATTCTATACGTGATCATGACGGTGACATTTGTATCTGCGTTCGTTGATCTACAAGAGGACAGATCAACAGAGAAATCCATAGAACGGTATCTCGCACTCCTCGAAACACTTACAAACGCAAACGTGCGTCTCCACGTCTTTGCAAGTCCCGATTATGCAAAGAAGATTCACGTGAAGAACGGAATAGTTGAGCCGATTGAGCTTTCGTCTCTGAAGGCATTTGTCGATGCTCCACAAGATGTGCCCAATACTCGGACCACTACGAAGGACACTCGAAACTATCTAATTCTCATGAACTCCAAAGTGGAGCTTGTCAAGCGAGCTATTGATTCCGGCAAACATTCCTCTACGCATTATGCGTGGATAGATGCTGGTATCTGCCACGTATTCAGCAATCCTTCCAGGACACTTGGCTACCTCTCTCTGATGGATCATTATGATATTCCGAATTCGTGTATGTTTGTGCCCGGGTGTGCCGATGTCGGCCACGCCAGTTTCGACATTATTGACTGGCGCTTCTGTGGTGGATTTTTCCTTGGAGATACGGCATCCATCCAGACCTTCTACGAGTTTTACGAACGATTCTATGCGTCTCTTCCAAAATTGACATGGGAAGTAAACGTGTGGTCGTTCTTCGAGACGAATGGATGGAACCCGTCGTGGTATTCTGCGGATCACGACGACAGTATTGTGTACATTCCGGTTGAGCGCACGCTTCTGCGCATTCCAAAGAACCCGGGCGTTCATTGGTATGGAGACCTTAGTAAGTGTTACGAGGGAGGCGCAATTGAATCCTATTTGAAGGAGTCGGTAGAGAGACAGTCCGCATATAAACAGATCCTCTTTGCACAATCCGATGGACTTGATGGGCCAAGATATGACGAACTGAAGGCTATTGCGCCCAACGCGATTATACCTGCTCTTTGTACGCGCGACCTTAACGCACCCGACATCCTCCTTCTTCCACTTGATGACGACAGCTTTCGACATGGTGTACTTGGCGCGATGCCTTCCCATACGATGGTTCCGTGGGACACGCGGCTGCCTATTGCGTTCTGGAGGGGAGGAACAAGTGGATATGATCGGATGACCATCCGTCGGAAGGTCGTTACGAAACTCATCTCCAACTCATCCTGCGATGTACGCTTCACACGTGGCGTCTCTGCCGCTTCCGATGCTGCTGTTCCGGACGAATACTTCGCACCGCATCGTGTGGCCATAGAACAACACTTCGCATACAAGTATATTTTGATTGTGGACGGAAACGTTATCGCGTCGTCTCACCAGTGGGTCTTTGGTTCCGGATCCGTGCCAATTATGGTAACACATCCGGGCAACGGGTATTGGTTTCAAAAGTATCTGGAGCCGATGAAGAATTATGTGCCCGTCTCATACGATCTGAGCGACTTGGACGAAAAAATTGAATGGCTTGTCGCCCACGATGTGGAGGCCCGAGAAATAGCAGACAATGCGCTTCGGTTAGCGAGGACCGTTCTTTCGTCCGAATTCCAGAAGAAGTATATTGATCGCGAGGTCCAGCGGATTGTCAAAAGAAACCCGACGATCGGTGTTGCGATTCCGTGTTACAAACCACACATTCCCAATCTAAAGGCATGCCTCGATTCGATTGAGGCACAGACCACCAAGCCAGATGACGTAGTGGTTGTATGTAGTTCGACTGAGCCAACCGATATACCTTCGGATTGGAAGTACAGCTTTCCTCTCCAGATCATCACGCGATCCGACAGACGAAACGCGGCCCAGAATCGCAATGAAGCCGCCTCTCATCTGAGGACCGAGTATGTGTCGTTTTTTGATGCGGACGATATCATGTATCCAACCCGGATTGAGAGATTGAAAACATGCGATGTAGACATTCTTCTACACGCCTTCACAGAAACAGACATGGTGGAAGATACGAATGCTACCTATATTCGCAACGTGTTGTTCCGCGCGCCATCGGGGTGTGCGGATTGCACGCATATGTATGGTGCGAAAATCCACCATGCACACGTAACATGTCGCAGGTCTATTCTTGAGTCTGTGAAATTTCGTGAAGAGCGCGAATATGAACCGCCGAGAGGAGGAGAAGACGCTTTGTTTTGCGGTGATGTCCTAGCTATGAAAAACATCACCAGCGTATACATCCCAGAGCCATTGTCCCATTACATGAGGCAGGGATACACCATTACCCAGTAACAGAATACTTGATAAAATGAAACTGTTTGGAATGGGATCCAGGATAGTTGTATTCACACCATCCAAATAAGAACAACCCGGTGTCCAGTTTCATGGGCAACGGCTGCCACACGCGAAGTTTGAATGTGAAGATCAAGTTCATAATAGCCATTTCATTTGAATAGGCCATCGGAAAGCGGTTCATTGTGGATTCTAGTTCTTCAAAGGAAGTCTGGTCCAGTAAGGATGTGTCATACACGAACATACAGTTCAGAAAGTAGTGATCATCCAAAATTGATTGCGGATACTCGGAGAACAACTGCTCCGTAGCGGCTGGATTGGCCTTGAAGTCCATCTGTCCGCGGAATCGCTTGCCATTGTCATTCAGATCGGAATCATCTGGCGCGAGAAACTTACCCCTCCATTCCAGATTTAAGAGTGGCTCTACTGGGTTAAAAACTCTATGACCAGCGTCCAGAAAAACAATGCGTTCCCAACGACGGAAGTACGTCTTGAACACCTGCAACTTATCCCACTGATAGAGCTTCCTGAAATGACGTAGATCATTCTCTGCATCAACGTAGATCGGGAACGCCTTGTGCTGCTCAATTAAGGCATCTGTATTGATATGCGACACATTGTATATTTCAACTCCGGGCAACTGCTCGGGATTGAAATCTACCGCGATAAGAACGACGTCTCCAGACCATCCGCCGTTTGATCGGAGTTCCTCTATCGTTCGGAGGGCTCTTGAATAATATTCTTTATCACAGAGCGTCACAAATGCAGTGCTCATTGCCTATACAATCATATTGGTTAGTGAATGTAAATTAGTGAGTGCGGGCAAGGACAGTGAGACCGTTACAGTTGGTATACTTCTCGCGAATCGTCCACTCCGGATGCTCCTCTAAAAACTCCAACACGGCAGGCCACAGTCCTCGGCGGATTTCTGCGACGGGAATGTCAAACTCTCGGCTCTGGGTCTCCGCATCAAACCCACATCGGATCGTCTCTCCGTTCCACTTATCAACCTCGGTATCGTGTAGGATGATGTACCTCTTCGCATGTGTGTGCCATCGGGCGAGCTCCCGCTTCAGTTGCCCGTAGATGTGCCATGTATCGATAAACAGCAGATCGGTATCCTCCATAGCACACTCCAGGTCGCTCATTTCATGGTACACGAACCGGACACCCTCTCGCCCACAATCCAGGTGAAATACGTCAAGTCCGGCACTTCGCTCCGGATCTACCTGGACAAGTTTGCACTCGGGACGACCCACCATAGCGCTTGCGAAGGCATACGAGCTAATTGCTCCGCGAACACCACACTCTGTAATATGGGTACATATAGACGCATATCCAGCCAGCGTTGGAAGATGCTCGCTAATGTCCGACGACTGCTTGCTCAGCTCGGCGCACTGAGACACGAGGTAACTCATTTGACATCCTAGGTATATTCAATGTAAATGCTACCCGGTAGATGGTTTATACCTGAATCGCTCTAATGCTGCCATCATACACCCAGCCTTTGCGACAACCGGCACGGTCTTCTTGGAAAACTTTACATTCCATTCATCAATTGTGTACCCACTTCCCATGCTGATATTACACCGACCGCAGATGGGAATCAGATTATCCAACGACGTTTGACCACCTTTGCTTTCCGGGATGTTGTGTCCACACTGGAAATCAAATGCGCTAATATTGTTCTGACACCACACAACCTTACACTTGCCTTGGAATACCTGCCCCATGTCTTTCAACCAAACTTGCTCACGAAGAGCCTTGGGAATCTTGCCTTTTTTGTACACCGAGTCCATTATAGTTTAAACCACGAACGCTCTATATTGGTTCACCTGGAACGGGGTCTCAAACCCAACCACCGGTCCAAGTGAGTACGGTGCCGGATCTACGTGGTTGGTTGTCTGCCGATGCGATGAGTCCTCCATGGCCACCGTCTGCCTCACCTGGGCCTTATCAAGGAACTCGGGTTGGAACCGCTCGCGAGATTGTAACAGAACGAACGCGATCACAAGAATCGCGGCTGCGAGGAAAAGCCAGTACTTCATTGTTTAGAGTCCGTGAAAAAACGTATAGCTTTCTGTCTAACTCAGAGAACAAGTAATGGAGGACAAGGCACTAGAGATTATTCGGCTCATGGTTGGTCGCCGAGGACTTGACATGAAGACAGAGCGTGTGATTACCGATGCGATTGAGAAGGTCAATCTGTATACGGTAGGTGGCATCCTCGTGGTCTTCAGTCAAAAGGACAAGGGACTGCTGGAGCGCGACATCAAGAACTTTGTGGAGTTCGCTTCCAACAATGACTATGGCACCGGTCTCATCATCGTTGCCCTCATGCCGCCGTCGGACAATGTGCTGAAGACAATCAAGAACATGACCAAGGAGCAGAACATTCAGTTCTTCCACATCCATCAGTTGAAGTTTGACATTACGACGCACCGCATGGCTATGCCCCACCGTATCCTCAAGGAGGACGAGAAGCAGGCGGTTCTCAAGCGATATAACATCACCAAGCCCGAGGAGCAGCTGCCGTGGATTGACTCACAGGATGCGATGGTCAAGTGGATTGGCGGTCGTCCCAAGGATGTGATTGAGGTGACACGACACAGTGATGTCGCAGGTCGTCAGCTCTACTATCGCTGGTGTGTGCCAGACGTAAATATTGCCTGAGAACAATGGATGAACTCAAAGCAAAATACCAGAGCCAGAGCTCCGAGTATGACAAGCTAGTAGAGAGCGCAGTGGCTTCGCGGGACATATCCCAAATTCCAAAAATCAAGGAGCTCAATGCTGCCCTAGCAAAGACGCTGAATGCTATGATTGAGAAGTTGACCTTTTTGAAGAAGGATTCACCGAACCTGAAACTTGAGCGTGATGTGCTTGTTCAGCGACTCGGTCGCATACAATACGAGTACAGCGGTCTTCTCGCAAACACGGATAAGCTTGAAACTCTACGACGGATTCGCCAGCAAGAGAGTGTTGAAGGAGATCGCTGGCTCTACTGGTATATTTCGGCGTTTCTTCTCCTCTCGTTGATTCTGATTCTCTACCTAGTGTTTTACGGAAAGAGTGAGGCGACCGCGGCGATCGCGAGTGCTGTCCCAATCACACCCGCCTTGACATAATATCCCGATGTGTCAATCGGTATTTCCTTGTCTGCCAATCGTTCTGTATCCAACTTGTCCTCCATCTTGGGGCCCTCCTTGCGAACCTTTCGGATCTCCTCCTGCATCTTTGCCAGTTCCGGATTTGTCTTGGAATAATCCTTGACAAATTTGTCAACAAATTGCGAGTCTTTCATCGCCGCTGCTTCCAGCGTGCCGACATAATCATCCAACCATTTCTGTGCGTTCTCGGCCGCAATCTTGTATGCCGAGTTCCCTGAGACCTTGTATTCCACCATGTTCTTCTTGAACAAACCAAGAACAGTATCAAAGTCCTGTGCCATTATCTTGTTTGATAGTAAACAAAATGCCTGTCGGATCCTACTTAGAACTCAGCACACCCCGTCACGTAAAATTGACAACTTCTGCGGGCGAGCACACTCGGTATGTCCGGCTGGCAGCCCAGATCGCACCATACATCAACGATGGAGTTTCAGCGGCTCCTCGCCTTGGCTGGAAGTCGCCTGCTCTGTCCACTGAGGCTCGGCTGATTGCGCCCATCTACGGAATCCTCAACGGATTACTTCCTAACCGTAGATAAGGGAAATGGGTAACTTAAGTTCGTGTCCGGCTGGATTTGAATCTGGAGTATTTTTGTCCTGTCACGCACAGTGTCCGGCAGAGTTTAAGTATGCGCAAGAGGCCGGGACTCCGCCCACGGAAAGATGTGTTCACGTGGCACGAAACAACCGGTTCGTAACACTCCAGTCAGTGCCTGCTCCCCGGCAAGGCGAACCTCTACCAGCTGCCTATGCGACAGAGACAGATCGCGTTGCGACAGAGATCGCAAAGGTCAAGGGTCTCATCAAGGCGGATGAAGCAGAGGAGAAGGCTCTGGGTATGCTTCGTGATCAGAAGTTCGGTAACGAGAGGGAGTACTCTCGCATCCAGAGCGAGTATGCAAACTTCAACCAGTACACCGAGAATGCGAAGGCCGTCAAGAACGTATCAGACAGTCTCAAGCCTATGCGGCCTCCTACGGCACCGAGTTCAGAACTAGAGACTGAACGAAGGAAGATCATTGACGCACAAGAACCGTATTTCCTTTTCATTCAGGTCGCGCTTGCTCTCATCGTAACGGCACTTGTCGGCTATATGATTCTTCCCGCTCAATACGCTCATGGAATCGCATTTCTGCTATTGTCCATGGCGATCTCTTTCGGTTTCTTTCTAAGGAGATGAGTAATGGGTATAGGATCAAGTATTCCGGGGGGACCGGCAGGGGCAGCGCCAGTCTTGTCGTTTCCAAAATGTCCAACACCGTTTGAGAGTTCGGGGAACCTGTCGTGCGTTATGCAGTGTCCGACAAATCGCGGATTTGAGAGGACCAACGCGAACGGCGGGTTCAAATGCGCATACAAGGCAGATCCACAGAATGCCGTGACGTTGAGCACTCTCTCGGCGGTGATGTTTGTCGGTAGCACAATGAACGATCTCAAGACAAAGGATGCCAAGGCGTATTCCGAGT